CTTCTTGAGGATGACATCGCCAGCACCCCTATCATCGTATATGGCTGCGTAACCAAGGATACCCCGGAGTAGTGTCTCCCACTGAATCTCACTGTCTATCTTGGCCACTTGACGGGTGAGTGTCCATATACGGGCAAACACATTCGTCTCTTTTGATCTTACGGCCTCTTGTAGGGATTGAAGAACCGCAACAAAATCGGGCTCTTTGATGTAATAAGAAAGGATCTTCTGATAGTCTTCTTTATATTTGGCTTCATTGTACTGACTAACCACCAACGTATCTACCTGGTGGTATTTGAATCGGAACAATCGAACGTACATGGCTGAGGTCTTTATTCTGCGGCCTACCATATCATTGACCGGATATGCCAGAACCCCTCTTGGGCGATCAAGTCTGTCATCCAGACTTTTGTTGATCTCGAAATCTCCGCTGTCATTGAATGACCCAAAGACATACGTCACTCCGTAGTAAGGAATGATCTTTGTGGTGTCCAAGTCACGGTCGCCCGCGTTGCGTCGGTATGCTTCGTTAAGTTCCATTTAAGTATTTAGGCGTTATAGCATATCGAGGTTCCTTAAGTCCTTATAGATTTGAGTGATGTCTGATTTCATCTTCGAGCTTTTTTTGCTGCTGCGGTAATGGATTCTGATCAAGTCGTCGATCTTGGGGTCGATCTCGCGTCGTATTTTATTTAAAAGCTGTTCATCTGTCAAATCAATCATTCCACCGGTGGTGAACCTTGGTTCCATCTCATCGAATTTGTTCCAGAACAATTGGGTTAACGTCGGTTTAGTGTATATCGTTATTTTTCTTTCTGCTCGGTCGATGACTATCTTGTATTTCGGATTCGTTCTCATCAACCAACGATGGTAGCCAAAGAACCCTGGGTCGAAATGTTGCTGTGCGGTTGCGGAGGGCCACTCGTGCCAAACGCTTTTATTCATAATCACATTCTTCACCTCAAGATACCCAGCCGACATCATGATGCCAAATATTGACAATAGTAATAATGCTTCTAACATAAATATTCCTTAAAGTAGTTCAGAGTTTTTGAGGTCTTTTGTAAGATGCGTTACGTCAATTTTATTTTTTCTTTTCACTTGGGTCTTGGACCTTATTCGATCATTCTTATAATCCAAACAGATATTACCAAATCTTCGCATGATCGTCTTATAATTTTCTGATCTTCCAAAAAAATCATCGGCCTCAGAATCTGTTGGCTCCACATTCATATGAAATTTACTATCCAAAGTACGCACGGTTGTGAACTTCGTATATTTGACCCAAAAGAAAACCTGTTCCTCCTTTGTATTAATGATCACTTTAATATCTGGCTCATCCAAAAGCAAGCAATCATAGAACCCAAAAAAGAACGGGCACCCGATGAAGTCCACAATATGCATCTTGTTTGATCTTGGCGCGCCCAATGCAATACCATAACGAATAAACGCCCATAATCCTCCGGCAGCAAGTAAGACTAATAACCACCAAAAAATAATAAAAAAAATTTCAACGTAAATCATACAAGTTCCTCTGGGTAGCTCGCCATAAATAGAGGGGTCATACTATCAGGAATTCCCACTATGTCAACCGTATACGACTACAATCATGATGATCAAATTGAAAAATTTACACTTCAGGTTACCCGTGCGATGTCCGGGTTTCAAGTGAGGGCTGACAACCAAGGAGGTCTCCAGCGAGTCTCTGTGGCTTTTGGCGCACCTGAGCGTATCGTTGCAGCCATCAACTCCAATGATGACAAGTTCACCAACTATACCGTTCCTATGATGGGGTTGATGTTGACCAGTATGGACATTAACCCGGACAGGATGACTACCTCGCATTTCAGTGAAGCTTTAACCTTCCGGGACGACCTTGGTGATCATAAGCAGCTAAATCGTACTGTTGGGGTACCTATTGAGCTTTCATACGAAGTGGCAGTATATGCCAGCTCAATATCCCAACTATTGGAGCTGGTTGAACAAATATCACTGACACTCTACGACGGTATCACGGTTCAGAAGTCAAATGACATCACCGACAGCAACTATCGAGCCAAGCTTAGGTTGTCTGGTATCGGCAGTGGCATCAGTTATCCGGTCGGTACTGGACGTAACCTTGCCACCGTTAACTTGAATCTGGTACTGAACATCATGCTGAGCTATCCGCAGTCAGTGATTGACACCTATATTGAGCAAGTAGAACTGGGGACTGGTATTGATGGTAGTGGTACTCTGAGCGACATCGAAGTAATCACCTAAAGGAGTTCGACCATTTCGTTTCTTGGATAACAAGTCGTATTGTTCATAACATACTCAACTCATCAATCTCTTTGATTATCCTCAGTAGTTTTTCTTTTGTTACAAAATACATCACACCGATAGCTATTTCAAATCCCATGGACTGGTCTATAACATTTATAGCTATATCGTTTCTTGGTTCCGTATATTCCGCTTCGAGGTACCCGTCACTCGTTACATTATTCCATCCCCAGACATTATTTTCTTCGTGGAATCTAGGTATGCACCCCCCACACTCCAATATTATAATGCACCGACGTCCGTGTATATTATCCGATAACACGTAATATTGTGTGCTTGTGGATCTTTTTACATCATCGTAATCCATCATAGCCATTCGCATCGTATGAAAATGTCTCGAAGGATCTCTACGGTTTCGGGATCGGCGTATTGCGGTGTATCGAAACCAATCTCGCCTATAATTTCTGTCAATATTTCTAACTCATGAACAGGAATCGACGCTTGGACGGATGCTCCAAAAGTTTTCCTTGGTCCTTTGCTGATATACTCTATCTTGGAAAAAAACAGGAGAGAGGCTGCGGCTACTATAGACGATCGCTGGCTGAGTACCCAGAATTCGTCGAGCTTTAATGCCTGTTCCAATCCGTGACTGTTGTAACTACGATTATCCAAGATTTAACACCCCAATAAATAGATCCGGAGATCAGTATAATGGCAAAAACAAAAAAACGCAAGTTCCATCAAGGTAAGTATGATGTAATCAATAAAGATCGTTACATGGGGACTAATACATCCCCACGATACCTATCTTCATGGGAATTACAAGTGTTTAAGTACTTGGATCATAAACCGGGCGTCATTCAATGGGGGGCCGAAGTTGTTGTGGTCCCATATATGCATCCCCGCAAAGAAACCATGTCGCGGTACATTGTGGATGTGTATGTTGAATATACCGATGCCGATGGAACTGTTCAGAAAGAGATGATCGAGATAAAGCCAGCAGCCCAGTGTTCTCAACCCAAGAAAACTAATCGCAAACGCCAGGACGTCTACGAACAGGAAGTGAATGCTTGGGTTGTTAACAGTGCTAAATGGACTGCGGCACAAAAATACGCGAAGGATCGAGGGATCTGGTTTCGTGTTATAACCGAAAAAGATATTTTTCGTTAAATTTCAACCAGCAGATCCCCGATATCCGAATAGTAACTCATCGTATCATAGATCGCCGTCACCTCAAGTTCCATCGGAACATCATCCAGATTCAATCTGGAAGGGGGGAAGGTAAGTGTTTGAATACGACAGTTACTATAAACTACGTACCGTGAAAGCTTTTTGGTTTCTGTAAAGTACTCGATCCGTAAATCAAAACCCTCACCTCGATTGCCGGTGGATGATGACACTGTTTTTCTAGTTTGAACCAGTATCTGATTGAGCATGATTGCTTCAACATACCCAACATCATCACATCGCAACGTCAGGTTGATTGGGGATTTGGATAATCTCCCGGTGTCTTGAATAGCATTGTGACGAACATGATGCGTTGCCACATCATATTCTATCGCCGGGGGAGTAAAGCCGATAGTTTGCCTGCCTAAGAAGTTGCCAACGTTCTCCGGCATCCCCAGGTATTTGACATAGAATGCCGACGACTCTTTCGTGTTAGTCGGCTTGGTAATCATATCTTTCAGACGATTTTCGATGCTATTCATTGGGTACCTTCCTGATGAGTATTTATCAGATCAAAAATCGACATCATAGTCACTCCCTTCGTCGTCATTAACCATAATACCCACCTTGTACTGACCGATATCTTGCTCTTGTGGGCTGGGCTGAGTTTTGCTCATATCCAACCACCCTTCCATGAACTTCAATGGGTTGGTCTTCGGAAACGTATAATCGTTGGACTTCATCCCAAAAAAATGATACACGTCTTTAGCACAGAACAACATCCACTTACCGAGCACTTCCTCGTTTAAGCCGACCAATTCCCGGCCTTCTGAGAACAGATAACTAATCCATCGCATCTCAGTAGAAGCCACCTCATCCAACAAATTTTGAATGACTTCACGGTTTCGTTCGAACGCCAGCTTGCCTCTAGGTGTTTTCATTTCATTTCGCAGTACCGCTTTATCCAACTCGACGTGAGTCTCCAGTTCATCTTGGGCAATCTTCTGGACGGCTTTACCTATTGGCTGAAACAGTCCCGTATCGCAAATGCAGAAGGTAACCGCAAAGCTCGCCATAAACTGAATGCGTTCCAGGCACAGCATAGCAACTGTGAACATAAACGCATGGTCGTAAGTTTCCTGGTTGTTTTCCCGTAACCCCAGAGCATATTCGTGTGATGCTTTGTGGGCACCGGCCATTACCTGAGAAACAACATCCATCCGATCGAGTGATTGCTTAACCGATAGAATCTCGTCGATGATAACTTTCGGGTTGCTGAAACTGTTCCTCACAATTTCAGAATACGTCGCACTGTGTAAGCACTCCTGCTCTGTGATTCTCGACCACGCCGCCCAGAGTTCACTGGATGTTACCATTGGCCCTATGATGGGTGATATGCGAGATGCAGCAGAGTCGGCCTCCCACTGCCATGCCAGGGTCTTTATCATCATTTCATACGTGGATGGATCGCAAGTCTTGAAGTCTCTGGCTGCGGATGAATAGTCGAACTCCGATTCATCCCAGTCCAGCGATTTGACCGTCTTGTAAATCTTCCAGATGTCCGGGTACCGCTTATTGACAGTATCGAATAAACCCACATCCTCCCCTAAGAATAGTGAAGGGGTTTCATAGTCATTTTTCTCCGTGTTGAACACTTTTTGATTGATCATAATGTACAGAATCCTCCATCGCATCCCGGTTCATCTTCAGTATCTAACGACGTACCGTCTGTTGTTTTTGTGTTGACATAGTACCGGGTTTTCAACCCCATTTTTGTCATGTATAGGAAGTTGGTGATCATCTCTTTACTCCCTACCCTTTCATCCCCCAGGATCCGACGGAATTCATCTCCACTGATCCCTTGGTCAGTAAACTTCTGAAATATCGCATAGGTATCGATCATATCCATAGTAGGAACATCCCACGCCAACTCATACCAACGATTCAATTTCTCTCCTTCCGGAGCAGCCCAGTAGATCATGTTATCGGCATCGCCTTTCTTAAGCGATAAATCACGAGCCGGATAAAGTCCGTTGGTTGTTCCGGATGCTTTACTGGACGATTCACTGGGCATATGTGCGGCCAGCACAGTATTACGTATACCCCCATTGGCTTTTACCTCTTCACGCAAGGTCTCCCAATCGTACTTCAGTTCTGAATCGACGATAGTATCAACCTTGCGGTTGTATGTGTCGATTGGCAACCAACCATCCGCCCACTTGGTCTTATGCATCCAGGGAGCATTCCCTAGTTCCTTACCTAACTTGAGTGACGCCTTGAGCAAGAAATAGTAATGCCGTTCTGCTAGTTCGTGCATCAACTGCTTGCCTTCCTGGGAAGAATATTTGACCTTATTCTTTGCCATGAAGTGAGCTAACCCAATAACACCCACACCGGCATTCAATCTGGATTTTGCAGTCATCTCCAAGTGAGGAAATGCATATTCTGCCAGGTGGATACATCGATCGATCATCAGTAAGGCATAATAGGCTGCCGTTTCGTATGTCTTGTCATCATTGATGTTATCGACATTCATACCGGCCAGCGTACACAATGCAATCTCGCCTCGCCCATGATCTTCGGCAGAATACAGATCCATCATGCTGTAATATGGCTGGGTTGCCAGACTTATTTCTTGGCATAAGTTTGAGCTGTATATCGGCTCATTAAATGGGGTGTGCCGGTTCATCTCATCCATCCAATGGATATACATCCTACCAGTTTCAAACCCCTGGTTTAACATCTCTTTTGCCAGGTAGCGAGCACTCACTCTGGATTTCTTGAATGATGTCCGGTTCTCGTATTGTTCATAGAGCCGTTCGAACTCGTTGGGGTCTTTACCGTACAACGCAGCGTACAAATCTGGAGCCGTATACGCATTGAACAGAAAAATTTCTTCATCCTTAGCTACTTTTTTGGCGAAGAACTTGTTAACACCGCAACTGTAATCCATCCCTCGTATTCGCTTATCTTCAGTCGTCATCGGATTCTTCAATGACAACAAATCCTCTATCTGTGGATCAAATATGTTGTAGTGGGTGGTACATGCACCCCCGCGTCCTTGCTGCATGTTCGCCTTAACGGCCCCCACAAGAGACCGATAATATGGGAGTTTGCCTTGATGGCTTATCATCCCGCCCCGCACGGGATCACCTAATGATCGAGTGGCGAGATGAGATCCGATACCGGCACTCTTATAGGTCATCGTGTAGGCAATATGATCGCCAACAGCCAGTGATTCGGCATTGTCGCCCACGGTATACAAGCAACAACTTACATACGAGCGCAATGGCGTCCCCAAGTTAACGAAATTTGGGGTAGGTGCATTAACTTGTTTGTCACTTAGAAGTTGGTACCAATTTTCTAGGTCAATCATTTTGTTTGCGGGGGTGGATAAAGAAGCCAGGGTCATGGCCATTCTCATGAATACGAACTGTTGCGATTCGAATCTTTCTTTTTTGACCCGATTTTGGATCGAATATTTCTTAAGCACCTGATCCAATTCGAAATGTGCGGCTTTGAAGTCTTTCTTGTGGTTGATGATCTTCTCTATCTGGGCGTATTCTTCGTCGGTGTACCCCAGATCTACCATATACCCACGGCTTACCATTTCGGCTTGCAGTTCCTTTACAGTGGGCAGTTTACCTTCGTATAGCTGTTTGTATATGAGTGCGGCATACAGTCTACCAGCCATTCGGTTATAAGACCAGGTACCGTAGTCTAAGCACGTCTTGATTAAACGCTCTTGTAGGGCTTCTGACGACATTTTCTCTGGACAGGTGCCTACGGTCTCAAGTACTACAGTCGACCAGTCTGCGTAGCTCCCAAGCGTCTTACTGGCCCATTCTCCCCAGGCGTTTACTTTTGCCGGGGAAAAGTCTTCTTCTCTCTTATCTCGCTTTATAATGGTCTTAATCATAGATTCTCCAGTTTTGTGATGGGGCTAAAAAAGCCGCACTAAAAAGTGCGGCTTCGGGTGATGGGGTGGTGAGACATTATTTAGGATAGCGGATGTGAGATGCCGCGTCAATGAGAATCCCTACGTGTTCAGGGAGCCATTTTACCGTTGACATATCCGGCGATATAGATTTCGTCGCGCCCAAGATCCTCCCACTCATCCCCTTCGCACTCATAGCTACTTGCATAGTCCTCATATGACTGTTTGGCCTGCTCGTGAGCACCTATACCACGAAGTATGGCCTTGCCGAGTAAATCAGTCAACCTATCCATGCCTTCATCGGTATCCATGTCAATACCTAGCTCCTCCAACATGCCCGGATCCCATTCAATCGGAACTGTCGAGGAATCCTCACCAATTGGAAATGGGATTACCTCCACACTCCCATCCTCGTTGCGTACCCAGCCTGGTTTAGAATGGTCCTGGAATGAATCTTTCATAATTTATCTCCCGCTTCAGATATAATTGAATTCCGCCCATACTACTGTGTTCTAAAATGAACACCGTCCCGTCGGAACTATGGAAATGCGATTCGAAAGAGAACCCGATATGTTTCTTCTTCTTCTTGATGTGCCTGTTGTCAGATACAGTAACGGTAACCCCATCGTCTATTGAACTAGATAATGTTGCTGGGACACAATCATTATCATCAAAAGCATTATCATCATTATCATTGTTGGTGTAGTAAGTGATTGCGAAGCTATCATCGACGATCGTGTCCGGAAAATTCAAGGTGTTGCGTAAATTTGGTTCTTCCAGTGCTTGCCGATCGTGTTCGGTACCATCAGCTTCAACCAACTTAATGACCTTGTAGAATTCCCGCGTCGCTTTATTCTGGATATTCATATCATCCACAATACCGGCAACCTGTTCGTCAGTATGGAGTTTGACCTCAGCAATTATCGCTTTCACGATATCCATATTCAGTTCGTTTACCGTCGAGGTTGACTGAATTATTTCTTCGGCAGTTTCTTCTGCCAGGCCAGAGTCCATACACAGCTCTCGAACAACTTGACTTTGTAGCCGACTGTATTCGAAGTGGTACAGGATGCGGCCAGGCCGATTCATCATGTAGCTGCTGATCATGTACTTGTCATTTTCAGTCAGTAGAATGAGTCGCTTCTGCGACATGGACCCATCCATGAACGTCAGCAAATAATCCTGATCATCATCTCGATCATACATTTTACCAAATTCATCAAAAACAACGACACATTCTCCAATGTCGTTGATGAACCGGTTGAAGTCGTCCCCTTTATATGGCTGGGAGACTGTGATGATTGGGAGTCTATTTTCGTCGATGATCTTGTTGGCGATCACCTGGGTCAGCATGGTTTTTCCAGAACCTTTGTTACCGGTCAATAGTACACCCAACGAAGATTTACCGTGAGAAAACGTCTTGACAATCTTGTCTGATCTGCGGTTAGTATCCCCGTATATCTTTCCTTCCAGATCATATCGGTCTTTCAGTTCGGTCAGAAAGAACCCAGCCATTTCGCTGAAGTTTACGGAGTATACTTTAGGGGTCAGCGTCGTCGACGAGACCTCCGGGTTCATCTTAACGAGATGAACATTCGAGCCTTGCTTGACGAAATATCGTGTGGTTTTCATATTAATCCTTGTGTGGTGAAAGTTCGTCATGAAATGATTCTATGACTTCTTCGATTTTGAAGCCAAAATTTTGCAGTTGGTCAATACCGCAACGGTATTTCCACAACCATTCGGATGAATTACCCACTTCCCATGGTATCAGGAAATCAACGAATAATCCATACCCACTTCTTACGGTATGCCCTTGTTCGTACTTCCAAGGACCATGCTTTATTGGGTATTCTTCGCCGTTGATTATAACTTTATCACCGACTTTCATCATTACCCACCAAATATACCGCCGGTATCATTCTAAATACTAAAAGATTACACAATGTTTGTATATGGTTATTATATGACAGCTCCACGAAATTACTGTATCTGCATGTCCCAGCCAAATATTCCAGGGCATGACCCGCATCGGTGAGCTGTAAATGTGGACTGCCATATCCGGTGTTGATCCGCAAATAACTAGATACCTCATTGATATGCTCCCACATTGCTTTGTGGTCGTAAGTTTCCACGGTCTTTAAACTGAAAAATTTAAACCACCGACGGTCATAGAGGTTAACCGTGTAATCCTCGATATCAAACCCGTCAAGACATTGTCGCACCTTATCCCAGTTGTCGATGATAAGTTCCCGCTCTTTATCGCTTAATTTTACTGTGCATCTACTCATGTTGCCATCTCCGGTGATAAAAATTTTGGACCCGACTTGAATCCGCTGATCTCGATATCTGACCATTCTAAATCAAGCACGTCATTAAGGCAAGTCAACTCTTTGTTTACTTTTAGTAACGGCGGAGTGAATGTTATTGATCCAAGCTTCCCATAAGTATTGAGCATCCGATTAGCCAAATCCATCTGGTTTTCGTAGATGTGGGAGTCCGTAGCCGTGAAGAAAATCTCGCCCACTTGCATATCTAATGCCTGGGCAAAAAATACCAGCCACATAGATGCGAAAGCAACATTGTACCCCCGCCCATAAAGAACATCCGAACTACGCATGGATTGGTGTAGGTTTAGTGTTTTGCCTTCATTAGTAACACAGAAGGTGTATGCGTAGTGGCAGGGGGGTAATGCCATCTCGCTCAACTCCGCCGGGTTCCACAAATTAATCAGGTGGTATCGACTGGTTGGGTTATCCCTCAGACTGTTGTACACGGATCGTAGCTGATCAACTCCATGAAAGTTTCGCATCTGGTATCCATACCCTTTGCCAATGTCTCCTTCATTGACGTTGTATAATCCTTTCTTATCCAGGAACTCGCGTGAAGTGTTGGCATCCCAAATGTTAATACCCTTATCTTTGAGAATATAGGAATCAGTTTCTCCTCGCAACATCCACATCAACTCTTCAAATGCTATTCTGGGTGCAAATGCTCGTGATTGTTGGAAGGGCATCTCGAATTGATCATGCATCTCCGGAATCGGAATCCGAAAAGTATGTCCAAACTGTTTCTTATTTCGGCCAACACTGGTCCGATCGTCCGACCATGTTCCGTTATTCACGATGTCTTTTACATCTCTCAATAGATAACTGTCGTACTGGCTCATTTAGAGGCCCTCCGTTTTTTAAGTTTTTCTCTCGCTTCCGCCGCTTTACTCAGTTTAGCTTTTGTTTTTTCCTGATCAGCATCTTCTCGGGGATCCTCTTCAAGAGCTCGTCTCCCAAGCTTGCGGTTGCCGGTAGGTAGTGGCGCTGACACCACATCCGTAAATCGCAAACTTTGAGGGTGCATGTAGAGGGTACTCGTCTTGGAGCTTTTCTTATTGTTCCGCATCTTAAGTTGCTTGACCTGTACTTGGCTGTTGTCAAGATCCTCGTCAGTGGCCACCATGGCAATTGCCCAATCTGACGTGTTAACCACACTCAATCCACCAGCACAATGACTCGGGTTCACCGCGACGATATCATACCCGTCACGATTGATCTGACCGGCACTGAACATATAAGCATTAAGATCCTTACCAATCTCCTGAAGCCCGATGGCCTTTTGCTCATCAGTATCAAACTTGTTGGTTCCTATCGTGGAAGACATTCCATCAACTCCCATTAGACCGATATAATCAACGATCACAAAGTCGGGGTTAATGCCGTTGACCAGGTTGTATTCATGAAGATACGCTCGGATATCACCGACCGTAGTGCCTGCTCTCATTCGTTTGACCGTTACACTACCGTGCCTGTCCTTAATGCTGGCGAGCTTATCGCAAATGTCATCCACGTTTTCTTTGTGATATCGAATATCGGAGTTGGTGAAAATTGCATCCATACGTTTTGCATAGAGCGATTCGTACATTTCCAGGGTGATCACCACACCATTGAGTTTTTGCTTTGATAGCCAGTAACTGATGTTAGCCATCATGACCGACTTACCACCGGATGTTACTGCGTAAAACACTCCCATTTCTCCGCGTCGAACCTTGCCTATCATGTTGTCCAGTAACGGGATTCCAAAGGATCTCTCATCAACGAACGCATCCATACTCTCGATTCGTTTCCTGGGGTCATCAAAGAAGTCGATGCCGATATCGTTATCCAGCTTCACTAACTGGGCAGTCCGAATGGCTTCCTGGATTGCCGACATTTCGTGGTTTTCAAGCAGATCGACTGATTCGAGGATAGCTAACGCCATTGCCTTGTCACGACAAAATGTTTCAAATTCATTTTTGACATAGGGGATTTCGTCTCGATCGATCGGCCTGTCTTTCAATAAGATACCCGTCTCGGCATCAATGATATCAAAAGTCGGAAGTCCATTATACTCATTGAAATACTCCCGAGTGAATGTCACCACCCGGTCGAGCGGTGCATCGAAGTATACGGCATCCATGATCCTGAAACATATCACAAACAGTTCTCGATTGGAGAATATATACTCTAACAACAGCTTTTGCTTCTTGTCGATTAGTTCACTCATCTACGGTGTTTACCTCGATCATTGATTGCCCATGCCCGGTGCAGTGTATCGGTCTTCAGTCCGATTGTAAAGATGTTGTCGTAGATCGTTTGTGCCACTGCCAGTATACCCATATGCTGTATCGCCTCATTGAGGTCATTATATTTCCACCCCGGAAGACAAACCCGCCACTCAAACTCCTTGGCGCATTCATACAGCTTGCTGTTCTTTCTGTCCGGAAGAACGATGGGATCGTATTTTCGTAGGTGGTATGCTTGTTCTGGCGTGATCTTCGAGTGTTTTACTGAGCAGGTGTTTGGAAAGGACAGAGCATCCATCATCCCTTCAACTACGACAATGTTCTTCTTCGGGTATCTATTACGAACGAATATCAGATTATCATTGTCAGTATCAGTGATGTACTTTCCATCTTTGGTGTAGTACTCCACTCCAATCAGTCTGTCTTGAAAATACATGGGGATTGCCATACATCCAGCATAAGCTCCTCTTTTAACGTAACAAAATTCATAGTCGAGTAGCATCCTGGTGTCTACGACGTGAGCCATCCATTCGGTACTACGCGTTTCTTCCATCGGAATAATACCATCGGGAAGTTTCATGGTGCTGTAGCTGTTCTTTATAAACCGGTCTTCCTCCAAGACGTCCCTGAACAAATTGACTACGGTTCGTTTATTGTCTACAAGAAGTTCGACCGGTACCGATACCGATAAAGCTTTCATCAGATCCCTGAACTTTCGAGGTACTTTTTCTTGAGAGTCGTACACCGTCGTCGCGTCGCACCGGCCACGAAAGCAATTATAGACGATCTTGTCGTCTTCAAATTTGAAACCCCCCTTCTTCTCACCGGTGTTACCGCACATCGGGCAGTGTATAGGGTGAAATCCAGCACCCGTCTGACCGGTACCAATAACCAGTTCGATGTCAGACTTCAGATCTTCGAATGCCTGGGTTTTGGTTCTCATAACAAAAATGTACTTAGCAATGACTTCAATTCATCAGTCCCTCTTAATTTCTCTAGTGGTTCTCCTGCCAGGGTATCCCCATATTCTTTCACCATAGAATCCCATATCGGGTCTATAAGTAGATCCGGAACCAACTCGCGAATGACACTCTTGAATAGTATCGTATCTGCACATATAAGTATAGAGCCACCATTAGATGTTGTCAGGTGAGTACCTTCCATCTCAGCGAAGTTGATCCGTACTTTCCGTATAGCTCTGGTTATTCCTGACACGTTAACCATGATTGGAGCGTCTGTATAAATACTATGAAATCTAATGCCAGTGTCTTGGTAATAATTCGATTGTGCTATAATTTTTAACAACATACAAAGGTCGCCTTAAATGTCAGAAAAGTCAATACTTGATACGATAGTAATTAACAGTCCGGAAAAAATCGAAGTGAAAGGGATCA